TCCTCGCCGTCCGTCGTGTTGTTGCCGTTGGTGATGAGCTTCATGATCGCTACGTCGTCACGCTCAAGCTCGAACCCGGATAGGTCGATCTCGATCCACTGCTCAGACGTATCAATCGTGATGTCCGGCTGTGCAGGATCCTTATCCGAGGACAGTGAGTTATCCGGTGTCTTGACATAAAGCTCGCTATCAAGCTTCACGTCATCATCGCTGCTCTGAGACCGCTGAGACGCCAGCACACGCAACCGCAGATCGTCGCTCGCCTCGTCATAGTCACGGGGAATAGCGACGGTCAGGTGAGCAATGGTGCTGGTATTCTCGTCCACTTCGACCACTCGGGCGTTGGTCTCATCCGACGTAATGAACGCCCCCGACTGATCCACCGACTGCGAACTGTTGCTGGTGGTCGTGTCCACCGTCTCCGTGGTATTCAGTTCCAGCCCGGCCAGCGGCACCAGCCGATCCCGGACCGGCCCGCCATCAAGGGGGCCCGAGCCGGTCACAATATGCTTCATTCCGTACAGAAAGTTCGAAAGGCCGAGTTGCATAGCAACGCTCCTGCTTTTATTATGGATTGAAGGTCACATCCGGACGCTGATACCAGTTTGCACGGAACCTCTGAATGTCGGCCGAGCCGACTCTATGGCCGCTGCCAAAGTACCCCAGTCGCTTCGGAGCCGACATCGCATCAATGCGGTGACTGTTCGGCAGACACGATTCCCGGTAGTACTGGAAGTCAGGCCCCATTGCCTCCTCAACGTCCCGCTCCACGACGGCCCGCGTAGCGGCCCGCAGCGTCTCATCGTGCGAGAACGGAGCCGGCGGCACGTCGCCCGTATCAGCGAGCTTGTCGAAGTAAATGGTGTACTGGAACAGCACGTCCATGTTCTCATCCGGCTCCGGGTAGGTCAGCATCTCCCACCGCCGACGCGGGCGTCCGGTATTCATGACTCGGACCGCGACCCAGAACGGGTCGCCGGTCTCATCAGTGATGTTCTCCCGCCACTGGCGGATCCGGGACTCGTTCACCCACGACAGGGAGACACCCTGATTGGTGTCCTCCGCGTAGGTGATGCTGCTGACAAACTGGCCACTGAAGTCGCGGGGCATCGTGTAGGATCCGCCGGTGTCAATGCTGAACTTCTCCCCCGACACCCCGGAAGCATCGCCGTCCACAGCCACGGTTTTCGCATCTATGAATCGCTTGATCGTCTTGTCGCCGCTATCAGCAAGCGAGATCGTCTTTTCCTCCATGGATGCGTAAAACACGTCCTCCGTGGACGTTAACTGGGTTTCATCGTACATACTGTTGTACGACCCGCCCGACACCGTGCGACCGTCTTTCTCGGAAACCGGCGCCCACAGCGTAATCAGTGAGACCGGCTGCAGCCACCGCCATCCGTTCGGCCGTGGGGCATCGTTGATAAACATGCGAATCGCATTGTTGACGTGCCGCTTGCATTCCGCCAGATCATGCGTGTCCGTCGGGATCTGCAGCTTTTCCGTACCGTCAGACCCGTAGTGACCAACCCCGATTTTGTGGGCACACTCCCGGATCAGGTCACCGAATGTCAAGGCCGAAGACGGTTCGGACATCAGCAATGCTCTCGCAAGGGAAAATCCCCGGGGCCCGAACTCCGGGCCCCGAGGACGGCTCTGGGTGATTTATCAGTGCGAGACCTGAGCGGCCGTGCGGATGAATCGGTACCGCAGCGTACGAGCCGAAGCGGCGCCGGTCTTGATCGCGACAATGCCGCCCATCTCATCGTCCTGCGGGAACCCGGAATCCAATTCCTGCTCCGCAACCTTGAGGCCGTTCACGAAGAACAGCACCTTGGTGCGGCCATTGAACCGGACCCCGAACCGCACGAATTGATCCGCCGACAGATCGCCCGGCTTGGTCGCCGTGGTCTGATCACGATCCACGGCCACACCGGTCGCGGTACCGGGGCTGAACGCCGAAGCGTTGCCAACGTCCGCCAGCACGGTCTGAACGTTGTCGCCCTTCTGGCGGTATACCGCATCAAACTTGTTCGTGCTGGACGAGTTCTGCTGCGACACGAACCCAACCAGGTCATTGTCCGACAGACCGGCCTGAGAGTCGTTCCCCGGATTGTCGCTCACGATGTCGCGGTCCAGCGTCGCCTGCTCGGCCAGACCCACAAACACGGCCTGATCCGCGATCTCGGCCAGCGCAATGTCCGCCTCGAACCACAGCCGGTTGTTGCCGTTCTTCACCATCTTGGCCATGGCCGAAGTCAGCATCGCCAGGCTGTTGTTGTCCGTAGACCCGGTCGTGGCATTGACGGTCCGGTTATCGCCGTTCGTGCCGTCGTCGTACGCGAACGTCTCGCTGTCGCTGTCCGTTCGCAGGCCCGGCAGGGACGTAAGCCCGCCCAGGCCGTCACGATGCACATAGTAGCCCATGCCATCGTGCAGCAGCCGCTCGTTCGGGCAGTCGCCCCACACCGACGGGCTGGGCAGCCCGGACGATCCGTGGCTAATGAAAGTGGTTTCACCAAACGCCATTATTTTTTCTCCTGTTCAGAGGATTCAGTCATTAGGCCGCCGACCCTCTATCAGGACGGCACCTTCTTATGGAGCACCCAGCCCGCGGTCCGACGGTTCGTACAGAGATTGTTGTGCGAGCCATCAAGGAAGACCGTGAACGTGGTATGCTGGCCACGGTCCACCATCGGCTTGCTCTCCTCCTGCCAGTAACCGTCTTGCACGACCGGCTGAAGCTTCGTCCAGTCAATGCAGTAGATCGGGTCGGTTTCCACGTCGTTCCCGCTGCCATCCGTGACCGTAAACCCATCAAGGTGCGAGATGTACACAACCGGCATCCGATTAAAGAAGACGGTGCCGTCGAAGTCGTGTAGCATCTTGCCGGCCAGATCCTTCGGAGCGGTGTTATCGTCCCGCTTATCCGCCAGATCCTCCAACTCCGTGACCGTAGCATCGTTGGCGTACATACGGATCGGGCTGCCGGCCCCGTCGTTCCCCGGCTGAGGCACCTTCGGCGCCGGGCGGAATCGGGTACGCCGCACCGCCTGCCGCATTTTGCGGAGCAGGGTATTGTCCACCTTGCTGTACGTGTCGGCGTAGTTCCGCCACTTCGCCTCGGCCCCGGCGTCGATCCCGGCACACACAGTCCCGGTCGTCCCGTCCTGGTATCGAATGGTCTTGCCGTTGAAGCCCCCGGACTCGGACCCCGCATCAAGGTGGTTGATGTAGTAGGGGATCCCGTAGGGGTAGAGCTTGTCGTTCGCGGACGTGGGGGCGGCCCAGCCACGCTCCTCAATAAGCTCCGCCAGATCCCACATACGCTCGGTCCGGCGCGACTCCATCAGGTTAATGAAGCCCTTTTCGCTGTTCTTATTGCGAAGGATCTCCACAACGTCCCAGGAATAATCGGTCCCGATCTGGGTCCAGGGAACATCGACGGTGTGCTGGTTGTTGTCAACAACCGGCTGATCGGTGTCATAGAGCCGGCGATACCGGGCCCGCCCATTCCGATCAAGGAGCACATTCCGCTGAATCGACGTTCCGCCGTCAACCTGACGCCGGTGTCGCTGATAAATGTTGCAAAACTCGTAGTGCTGACTGTCCCACATCACCTCAAACTGCCCGTCGGGCAGATCCTTGAGGGTCGTGGCAATCAGGTCCGAGAGCTTATCGTTATCCACCGCCATACTTAACTCTCCTTGTGCTATCTACGTATGCCCGCCGGCCGCATTACCCGCTCAGGGCCTTCTGCATACGCTGCTTCGTTCGCTTTTCCAGTTCCTCCCGGGATTCCGGTCTTCCGCTGCCGTCCCGGGTTCCACCGGACCCCTGTTTACGTGTCGGCTTCTGAGTCATGCCCCGCTGCCGCTTCTTCGCCTGCTTTTTAATGCTCTGCTTCTCCACCTGCGGCTTATGGTCTCGGGCCACGATCTCGTGTGCGTGCTCAAGGGCGGTATCCATATCAAGGTTACGCCCACGGACCTGTTGTGCCCCCACCATCAGATCATACGCCGTATCGAGCACCCGGTTACGGGCCTCGACCTGCTGATCGTTCAGCGAATCCGAGGACTGGCCGTACAGATCGGTGTACGACTTCATATCCTCTCTCCCGAAGAATGCATCCACCTGCTGCTGCACCTTCTCAAGCTGCTGCTGCTCCGCCGTCTGCTGCGACTTCTGAACAGCCGGGATGACCTGATTCAGCGTTTCCACTGTGCGGTTGATCGGATCAACAAGGTTATCAATCAACTCATCGTCGCCGTACTGTTCCTTAAGCTGATCCTTATTGATGGGCTGCAGGCCGTCGCTCGGCGCTGTGACAGTCTGGCCCGAATCCGCCGATGCAGAGCTATCCTGCTCTCCGGCCGCAGGCTGTTGCCGAGCCTGCTGGCCCCGGTTCGCCAGATCCTCAAGCTCCGTATTGCGGCGCTCATGCACCTTTTCAGCCATCCGGAGGAATGGGTCGCCCAGAGCCCGGAGATTCTGATCAATCTCCTCATCCTCCCAGCCATAGGCTCGCAGCGACCGACGATGGCCCTCAGGGAGAGCCGGGGCATCGGACGGCCCTTCATGCGGCTCATCATCGTCACTGCTATTGTCTTCTGCAGAGGCGGCGTCGTCTTCCTCCTCGGGTTCTTCGGGCTCCTCATCGTCCTCGCCCGGCTCCTCAGGCTCCTCGTCGTCATCAGAATCATCGAGAAGCGGGTCTTCAGACGCCGGCTCGTCTTCGTCCTTGAGGGCCTCGTCCATCAGGCCCGAGATCTTCGACTGAAGCGACTCATCCTCCGCCGCACTCTGGGGCGGCTTAATGGTCGCGGTGTCGATAGCCTGATCTTCAGCGTTGTTATCGGACGTGTCGGGGGCCATGGTAACTTACTCCTGATTAGTGTATTATATTAGGGGTCTATAAGGGAGTCAAGCCGGGTCAATTATAGCCATTGAGCTCAACAAACCCTTCCGTTTCAAGAATCTTTTTCTTTTCCTGCCGGCTCCGGGCCTTGGGCACCCCGTAATCATCCTGAGCCGGGTCCGTACCGATCGGCACATCAGGATTGCGCCTCCGAAAATCAGCAATGTCCTCGTCATTGCACAAACCGAGGCTGTGCAACTCGATAGGTTTACGGAATGCCTGATTCGGCGACGCCGCGGGCTGCGGCACAATATCAAGGGTGTTCTCGTCGCCGCATTCTGAACAGACAGTATACCGATCAGCATGCATGAACTGAAACGTCTCGAACCCGTGCTCGCATTCCCGGCAGCGGTAACAATAGATCGGCATCACTGTTTCCTCCCGCTGTTCCCGTACCCGGTATCAGCCTTCGCACCCTTATCAGTAAGGGCCAGGCCGCCGCCGTCCGCCTGCTTAACGAGCCCTTTGTCCTTCAAGATCCGGATCGCCATCGACCGGTTCTTCACGTTCTCGGACTCCATCGTTGACTCGATCATCTTGTCCACACTCTGAGGCATTACGACACTCCTTGTCCCCGCTTCAGAAGGGACTGATAAGGGTTCGCGGCAGCCTGCGACTGCTGCCGCTCCTGCTGACCCGGGCTGGGGCTATTCTGCACCCCGCCGGGCTGCCCGTTCTGCAGGATTTGGGTCATCAGATCGTCTGTTTGGTCCTGCGGGCCCGCGTTTGCGTTCATGGGCGACGGCTGCTTCGACTTCTGCATCTGCCCCTGCGACCCCTCCGGACCCGGAAGCTGCATCATCTGAGCCATCATCTGCTGCTGGAACTCGGGGTCATAGAAGACTTCGTCCATCCACTCAATGCCCCGCTCCTTCGCGGCCTTGATCAGGAATTGCTTTGCCGAGAACGGAATGCCCAAAGCCTGTGCGGTCTGAGCGGCCGACATAGTGGCCGGCATAATCTTGGTCGCGAAATCCATGAACTCCTGGAAACGGGTCGCCTGATCCTTGCGGCCCATTGACTCGGGCTCAATATCGAAATGGAAATCAAGAAAATCGCCCTGTCGGGCCTCGGGCGTCAGGCGGACCTGCCGGTCCTCGATCCGTCCCGGCTCCATCATCATCGGACCGGAGTCGGTCAACTCGTACTGGGGCGGCACGTGTTCGCGACGGATCAGGGGTACATCAATCAGTGGATCGGTATGGAAATACCACGCCCGTTTCCGGGCCTCACGGGCGCTCATGTCGTACACCAGACCTTTCATATCCTCCAGACCGACGTTGGCGTTGTTGGAGAGAATCCGGGCCTCGGTCGCGGAGTCCGCACTGGAGCTCTGCCCGCTAGTGTATTGCGGGTTCGCGGCCATCATGTTAAACCAGCCCATAAGCTGGCCGAGATGCTGCTCGTTGGAGTTCTTCTGGCCCCCGAAACTATGGACCGAGATTCCCTCCGGATCATCCATCGCGATCGCATCGCCGTCCCCGGCATCAAGGGCTTCCTGTGCGTCGTCAGCGGCCGCCCGCCGGTACCCGACCACGTCCTTCTGTCGCTCGGCCTGATCAATCACCTTCTTTGCCATGCGGTTCGATAGCGTGTGCAGATCGTTCCACACGCCCACGGCCGGGACCGGGAGCGGGTTTCCGGGCACCGGGGGCGTCAGGGCCAGCAGCGTGTATGGCCCCTCATCCGGTCCGTAGTAGTCATCCGCCCGCAGATAGTCCTTGAACTTCACACTCTCGTCGCCGGGGATCGTGACGACCGCCTCGGCATCGGGCAGCCAGAGCTCAATGATCTCAACTTCGTCCTGGAGATTCTCCGACGAGGGCTGAAGCTGCTTCATCGACAAGCTCGACGCTTCCTTATTGTTGCCGCCCGCATTCTTACCTGCAGACGGGAGCCGCTCGATCAGTGCGTTGTCGTACAGCCCGCTTTCAAGGAGGGTCTGACGCGGAACGCAGATCCGGTCCCCCATCATCGCGGCGTCACGGAACAGATGGTCCCTTGCGTACGGATCAACCACGAAGTTATCAAAGTCCACGGCTTCGGTGTAAACCTGCCCGGTATCCACCTGATCGTCACTGTCGATCGCGTACACGGTGTCGCTTTCCGCGATACCGGTTTTCAGAATGCCGAGCGTAAAGATTGCATCAGTAATGGCTCGGCGGTACACGTCCGCGATCCGGGTCTCCTGATCATGCTGGGACAGAGCCAGGCTCAGCAGTTCAGCGTAGTCTTTGTACGCCACGTACCTGCTTCGAACATTGTGCTCAGGATAGCTCATAACAATATTCGGCAGCAGCGACCGAATCGCATTGAAGATCAGGTTGAGGGCCTCCCCACCAACCTCGCCGCGATCCTGATCATAGTACTGACCCACGTAATTTCGCAGGAACATGATCCGGGCGTTGCGAAAATTGGACAGACGCCGCACGCCTTGATGTGCGTGTTCCTGTACCTTTTTCGGATCAAGGTCTGTCGGCATAACGGCAACACCCTTCACACCGTATTAGCGCGGAAGTCAAACCGGTCTTTCCGCTGCTGCTGTTTCTTCGCACGTTTCCACTCCCGCATCCGGCCGCCGATAGACCGGTGCGGTGCTTTCGGGCCGGAAGGCCGGTTCTTCGGGGCCTCCTGCACACCGAGCAGGCACATGGCGTCCGCGATCACACGGTCGCCGTGTGTCTTGCGGGCGGATTCCGTCTCCTCAACCAACTCGGCAGGCCCAATGCCGCCATTATCGAAGTTGATGTAGGACGCGGCCTCATCCAGGGCTTCCTCGCTATGGTTAATAAAGCCGCTGTGAGCATAAGCCCGCCGAAGCTCACCGAGCACCTGGGCCTTCTTTTCCGGTGTCGATCGCCAGCCGTACCGCTTTCCACGCTTCTCCGCGACCGTGCCGGGCTGTCGATCAAAGTAAATATGGGGATAGTTGAACGTATGCACGACCTGCCGGCCGAAATCGAACCCCGGGTCTCCGTTGTTCTCCCAGACTAGCAGCGGACGGCTCTTGCCGCCGACCCAGTTGCACGCGGCACAGGCGATCCGGGCCAGTTCATAGGGCGGCGTGTTTGCGTCCGCGAACTCCATGATCTTCTCACGGGTCTCGTTGCACATTACACTGATGACCGAGTTCGAGGCCCCCTGGCCTTTCGAGATGTCCACGCCGATCGTGTAAGTCTTGGTTTGATCAGGCCGCCCCCGGATCAGGTTGCACCAGACTCTCCACGAACCGTGCTTGTTCGGCCGGACATCGACCTTCGCCGCATCCCGCTGGATCAGTAGATCGGGGATCCGGGAATCCGGCACATTCTCATTGAACCGGATAATCATCCACCGCTTCGGCTTCTCGGCGAACAACATCTTGTGTTCCTCAAGGATCGTGCCCTCGAAGAACGTGTCGCCCGAGCCCACGTGATCCATGTCCACCTCGATCGCCAGTTCCTTCGGCGACCGAAGCTCGGCTTCGCGGTCGTACCACGGGCTCCGGATCTTGTAGCGGCCCAGTTCATCGTTCGAGACGTACCGCCCCTGACCCTTCTCCGGGTGCTCCCACCACGGCATGATGAACGTCGGGATCGTCCCGCTCATCCGCCACTGCGAGTACGCCGTGCCGGCCCCGTTCGGCGTCGAGCACGGCAGGCGGCACGCGGTCACGTCGCGAGTCGATCGCTTAATCGACTCGCCCTCGGCCATCTTCGCCATCTCATCAAGGAAGATGGAAGTGCGGCGGTCGGATGAGCCGGCTGTTGCGTTCGAGCTCTCGCCGTCGATCCGGGCGTTGTTGGAGAGATTAACGAGATGCAACTTCTTCCGGCTCATGCTCGGCAGCATCCACTCGGGCAACCGGCTGAGCAGATAGTCGATCTTGCCGAACAGTGTACCCGGAGACGAGAGCGTAGCATATGGGTAGTTCGTCGGCCGCCCGTCCAACTGATCAACCGCGTCTTCTTTCCGCGACATCAGGAGATGGCTCTCGTAGTCGCGAAACAGGAACCGGTGGGCGTACACGGCAATGTGATCCCACGTCGCACCCATATCGCGGGACTTATCAGTGAGGAGCTCCTCGCCCTCGTCAATGGCGTGCTCCACCTTCAGAATGTGGCGGTCCTGGATCGGCCACGTAATGAAGGGAAGATGCTGATTCCCCGCCTGCTTGTTGCCCTCGCTCTCGGACTCGAAAACGCGGAGCGTGAAACAAAAGGCATTCACGAAAAACAGCACGGAGTGCGAGGCCGCGGTCACCATGTCGGACTGAAGCTCGCTGTCCTCCTCGGCGGCCTCCAGCATGTCCGCCCGCCACTGAAGATTGGCGTGCTCGGTTTTCGGAACTTTCAAACCCGTTACCGGGTCCGTCCATTCCCGAGGGAAATCAGGAAAGGGGGTCTCCAGGTCGGGCTCGATGCGAAACTCATTCCCCATTGTCAGCGTCAGTATCGGATCCG